TTCAGGTAGAAGAGGTTAGCGGTCGCTACCCATGATACAACACGTTCAGCTTGTTGCTTGTTCTCAGGGCGTAATTCGCGAAGATACGTAGGTGTAACCTCGTATCCCGCAAATGCGTCTACACCGCATGACTCTCGGAAGTTTCCACTCACGAAAGTCTTTTCAGTGTTCACCTTGCAATTGTACTTTTGCAGGTGATCGAGAACAACATCCGCATATTCGGTAGGGACGATTATATCGTCACCATACACAAATACATCCTTCGTAACGTGAAACACGTTACCAGGGGTGCAGGAAAGACTCTTTGCTTTCAGTAAAGCGACTACACATATAGTGTAGAAGTACATCGCTTCAACTGGAAAACAAAGGGCGCTACCCATTGACGCAAACTTCCCGAGAGGGCCGACGAGTCGACCATCTGGGAGAAGCGCTGCTCTTGAACGACATGCATCAATCGCATCCAATAGTATTGGACTTGATCGAAACATTTCACGGGTTAGTGACCAAGGAACTCGGTCACTGGCATCGGAAAGATCGATCGTTGCTAATCGACCTGTCGTTGAAGAACTTATCGCGAGCTTTTGGTTGATAGTCTGGTCCCGGAAGTTAATCCGGCCAGCCGTCAACCAGTAGGATTCGAGCTGTTTATATAACCAGTCTCTAATCCCCTGTTGCACGTATTGCGTGCAACAAGGCTCTATTGCGATAATACGGGGACTTTTGAGCGTTTTAGGAACAGGAACCACTCTAACAGGTGGCTCTTGATCCTCCGGCAAGAACGCTGTACTACGGAGCTCCTCCGAATCGACTGGAGTACCCAAGGGGTACCCATTATCGACAAGAGGGAAGTAAGGCTCCAAACGTTCATGCCAGAACTGCCAGCGGTACTTCTGATTTCCAGAAACCCGCTCAGCAGTAGCCCCAGGACCATGCCGAGGTTGACAATCCGTCGTCGTAAAACCGGCGACCAAATTGTGCCACAGCACAGAAGACACGTCTCGAAATTCGGACATGTCTTCCAATGGGACTGAAAACGCCTCAAAAGATTGCTCGATTGAGACGAAACTATCAAGCGCGGCTTGCAGCCTTTCGGGCGTGCATTCCATCCGAACCTTTTTGAAGGCCAGGCAGATTTGCCTGACTGACTCAACCAGTGTCGGTATATCGCTTGCAGTACCTCCACTTGATGAATGGGGGCTAAATTCGTCATTGTTCATCCTTCCTGTCTCACGGTTAAAAATACGACTGGTCATACCTTGCAGAAATGCAGGGATTGACCCATTCTTTCTGAAACTTCGAAAGAATGTTGAGTCGACATATCCCAAAGCAAGAGACCGTTCAAAGTCTCGAGCAAACTGGGGGAGGGTTATTGTCAAAAAAGACATCCCCTCATTTTTAACCCGTGATCTCAGTACATCGAGATCACGTAAATCAGAGACGTCAGCGGAACATTTGATGGTAGCATCTCTATAGATGTGTTCCATCAGCTCTATACAGTTACTTGCGTCGCTTTTCATGCTTCCTCCAAAGAATAAGGGGGTAAACATCGAGCTACGCATGCCCGCATGCCGACTCGACCCATGTCGAGTCGCAACCAGTAACGCACGTTATACGTGGTTGACTAGAGCACACTACTTCAAGAGTTCGCTGAGCGGCTTAAAGCCCTCCTTGATCTCTTGAACTTGCGCCTTAAGGGCCAAATTGACCTGACGGGTGACTTCAGCAGCGATTGCTTTTTCAGCTTTCTTTGCTGACGCCGATCTTCGCTCCTTCGAAAGGAGTTCATCGATCGGAGTTACGCCATGGACATTGGGACTAGGAGTCGTCGACGATGATTCCATCGTCATCGAAGCCTGGTTCAATGCCATCGCAAGTGCACTTTGTGCAGCTTGCATGGAGACTTCCTTTAGGAAGTTTTTCCACGAAAACATGTGTGTTCCCTTCTACGGGGAGAAAGTCCTTACTATTAGGACTCCTGTCCGTAAAGTTTGCCAACCATCGTGCTGTCGAGCCAGGCTTGAAAGCCTGTCACGAGCTGCTGAACTTGCGTCGAAGAAAAGCCCTTTTCAGGGCGATCGATGACGCAGTAAAAGCTGAGAGTTTCGTAGTCGTTGACAGAAGTCAACGGGTCCGCAACTACAGCTTGCTGGTCGATCCTTGCCATTGAGCGAATTCGACCTTTTCCTTTCGAGGCAGACTTTGTATGACTGACTCGAAGAGTGAAGGTCTCGTCGTTTTTCTGGTAAGTGGCCGATGTGCCACCCGCAGTTATGCGGGGCATGGACTGAGCAACAGCATTGACTGTTACTGATTGTGGGTCTGTAAGCATGAGTAGTTAACCTTCTAGAGTATCGGAATTGATACGCGAGCAGGGCACCCTTTTCCAAAGGGGCACCTTATCTAAGGCTCACGAAAGATTGACTACCGGCTGGTCAGTGCGCAAGGTCGAACCTACGCGACAGACCAAGAGCTCCGATAATCGCAAGCTGCCGTGGCGTTAAGTTGGCCACGGTCAGGCTAAAGCCGTATGGACTCTCATCCTGTATTCTTCGCTTCACTTCAAACTTACGTTCGAACTGAAGAGCAACATTACCCGAGTGAAAAGGCAAGACCACTTCAAGTGTTCTTGTCACACTATAGGTTTGCATCAGATACAGGTACTCGGCGACCATGCTATCTAACCACATGTCAGAAAGGCGCTCAAGATGATCGCCAATATTTGACACCCAGTCGATAGCCCAGGTCCACGGTATTGCCTTATAGATGTTTGACGGACTCGCACGTAGACCATACAGCGTCACTTGACGCATGCATTTGTTCCACGTAGAGGAATAATCCTTTGAGCCTAAGTCAAACTCTGGACGATAGTATCGGAATTTCCCCACAACGTAAATTCGATCCCTTACGGTTTCGAGTAAACGCCAGGTGGGAGCCGATGCAAA